CATTCCTTTCGCTCCCAGTCACCGCTTCCGATGGCGTCGACCAGGTCGGCCCACTGGTCTCCCCGCAGGTCCACCGACTGGCCCGTCATCCTGTTCGTGATGCGGACGATCGCAGGCTCAGGAGGCTCGAAGGTATGGACGCGCAGCGTCCCGCCGCACAAGGTCATGTCGAGGATCAGGCTCACGGCATCACGCCGCCCGCTACTCCCGGCACGGGAATGATGGTGACCAGCCGCCACTCGCCCTTGCCCAGCGCCGTGGTGAGCATGACCGGGAGTTCCGGCGGGAAGACCGGCGGCATTCCCGCCATGTGACCGGCCCCGAAGTCCCCGAATTCCATCTCCAGCCCGCACAGGAGGCTGTGCGTCACCGAGGGGTGGGCGAGCAGCGTGATGCCCTCGGGCAGCTGCTGGCCGAACCGGGTGCGCTCGCGGACGTACTCCTGCAGGAGAAGCCACAGCGCCCCGGCTGCGACATCTACGAGCTGCAGCCCGGCGCACTCGCGGTCGTCGGCCGGGCGCGTCAGCAAGTGCGGCTCGTGGGCTTCCCGGCTGCCGCACAGGGCGGTCCTCCGTCTCATGCCGGTTTCCAGCCTTCCTCCCCGGTGCAGGGCATCTCGGCGATGATCTCGCCGTAGCCCTGCCGGGCGAAGGCGAACCTCATGAAATCCAGGCCGCGCAGCACGCGGACCAGGTGGACGCCCTCCTCCTGCGGGTCGTCCAGGACCAGCGCGGTCACGCCCGGCAGCCCGTCGAGGGTCTGCTGCAGCAGCTCCCGGCTGCGGGTGCGCACGAGGACGTCGGCGGGGTCAGTCAACTTCGGAGTCCAGCCAGGCGCGCTCCCGGGCTTCGGTGAACATGGCCAGGACGCCGGCGGAGGAGACCACGTCGTCGCCGTGCGCCGCCCGCAGCGCGGCAGCCACGCCGAGCGCATGCTCCTCGTCTTGCTCGCGGGCATGTTCCAGGTATTCCCTGGCGATCAGCGCGTCGGTGACTGCCAGCACCGCATCCGCCAGCTTCCTGGCCTCAATGCTCATGAGGGCAGCCTAGCCTGGCGGCGCGACGGGGGCGCCCGGCTGAGAGAACAGGTCCCGGGGCTCCTGGTGAACGGCCATCCAGGCGGCGCTGAGCACGATGGCCCGGCGGGACAGGTCGTGCTTCAGGCACAGGCCGCCGATCTCGGCACGAGGAACCCGGCGGCGGATCTCGGCGGCCAGCATCGCGTACCGGAGATCAGACCCGTCAGGGATCATCAGGCCCTTGCGGTACAGCCAGAGCAGCTTCTCCCCCAGCTCGCCGTCATCAGCGATCAGGTCATCGGCGCACTGCCCGCACAGGGTCACGGGGCGGCTTCCCAGGCGTCCAGGGCCTCCCGGAGCTGCCTGTCCTCGTGCGCCGCGTCGCCGAGGGCCTCGCGCAGCTCGGCGGCCGAGGGGCACTTCTCCCCCCGGTAGGCCAGGCCAGCGCGGATGATCAGGTCGTCGAGGCGCCCCCTCGCCTGCAGCTTGTTCGCGTAGTCGCCGAAGACCACGCGCTCGCGCTTCAGCCGCAGCGCGGCGATGATCACCTGCGCGGGGGACATTACCTCGTCGGCACTCATACCTGCTCCCCGTGGGCCTCGCGCATGTGCTCCTCGACCGCTTCCAGCAGCTTGCCGAGAGTCGTGAAGTCGCTACCGCCGAGCACGGTGCCGCACTTGTCCGCAGGCAGCGGCTCATCTTCCTCGGGCAGTCCCCATGGCGACTTGCCCGCCGGGGCCCTGCAGGTGTAGCCGCCCTGCTGCAGGTACAGCGGCCAGTGCAGGGTGCCCTCATAGACGCGCTCGTGGATGCTCATGCAAGGAACCTTACCTGTGCCAGTCGCACTCCGGGCAGCCCGGCCCCTGGTGCTCGTCCCGGCAGCGGTCGCACCACCACGTGACCGTGGTGACCGGGCCGCCGCATTCCGGGCACCGCGAGGGGAGGTCAGTCACGGGGAGGCCAGCAGCTCGTTGCTGGTACCAAGAGGCATTACTCTCTCGACAGTCAGCCCGTCCTTATCCCAGCCCGGTAGCTTATTAAGCGTTCTGGCCACCTCTACAAAAGGTTTTTCTCCTTCTGCCGGCACCAGGGCGAGGATGGTCAGCTCTTCGCCATGAGCGTGCTGCCCGATGAAGATCCCGTGATGCCCGGCATACATGATGAACTCGATCAGAAGCTCGCGATCCTTGCTCGTGACCCGGTAACACTTGTGATCCGCCAGGCTCATAACGGCAGCCTAAGGGACTGCGTGGCCGTGCGGATCAGCTTTATGCTGAGGGCGAATGCCTCGCTGGCCGTCATCTCCGCCGACCCGCGCGCAATGCCAGGGCGGTCCGCGCCGTACCAGACCCGGACCTTCCCGTTACCGGCATCATCAGCTCCCCAGCCCTCGGGAAGCGGCCGGGAGGAGGGGCCTTCTTCAGGATCGCTCATGACGGCAGCCTAGCCCCGGTCGGCGCGCGGCGAAGTCCAGCCACGGACTCCCTTCTCCACGCTGCCGCCCTCGGCCACCTTCTGGTCAGGAAAACGGCAGTCGAAGTCGGTATGCTGGACGAACCGGTACACGTGACCGGGATGCTCGAAAACATATTGCTTGGCATCGAGCTGGTAGCGGAATTCCTCTGCGGTGGCAGGAGACCACGAGCCCCAGTCCTCTGCGTGCCGCACGTCGTCGAGCTGCAGGATGATGATGGGAGAGCGCATGACCGCAGCCTAGCCCGGGTAGCAGCGGAAGCCGTTGTCCCGGCCCGCTTCCCACATGCCCTGCACGGTCCGGGGCGAGTGCAGGGCGTACCAGGTCCTGGGCACCTCCCACGTCCCCGAGGGCCTCCTTGCAGTAATTCCTGTAGCGGGCGGCTTGCGCCCCTATGTGTTAGCTCGCCCGGCAGGCAGGACATGCGGCAGGAGCAGAGCTAGCGACCGCTCCGCCGTGAACTCCCCCACTTGGACCCGAGGGCCACACCGGCTAGATCAGTCTAGCGGCAGGTAGGGAGCTTCTCGCGTATTTGCAAATCGTAGCTATGGGAATTCTGGAACCGCTGGGTTTTCAGTGAGACAGTCCCTGTCCGACTTAGGACAGTTTCTAGCTCTTTGTGATAGTTGCGATCCCGCGCCGGGACGCCGTACCCGATATCGCGGCCCCACTGCGGGTCGAACCCGACTGCCCATCCCATGGCAGGTAACCTTACCTCAGTCCGGCCAGGAGGCTTCCCAGGTCTCCGGATCGTCATGAACGACATCGCGGACCACGTAGACGATATGGCAGTCATCGCCCCGGATCCGGATGATGTCGCTGTAGTTCAGGCACCAGCCGGGCACCATCTCCCTGGCCATCCGGCATTCTGCGGTGCACTCGACCGTGACGAAGTCCGGCGGCCCGTCATGCAGCTCGCGCAGGAGCTGGCCGCTGACGTGGATGACCGGATCGGGCGGAGCAAGTACGGTCCACCGGCCGTCCTTGCCGTACCCCATCATGAGGGTGCCCGGCGAGGGCGGGACGCCGGGGAAGACGTGGTGCATCGTCCATGACATGGCCCGAACATACCGCGAGGCCCCGGACGCTGCCGGGAATCAGCTATAAGCAGCGCCGAGACCGAACAGAGCGCTGAGAAACAGAAGAGCGTTCTTCGCAGTGCCTGACTTGAAAGCCTGAACTCCCTGCCAAGCGACAGCGATCCAGGCGAGGGTCTTATGCATTTCATGCCCCTTTCCTACTGAGGAAGTAGACCACTCCCTGCCCAGATACGCAACTGCTGCATTATGACGCCATCATTGGCGCGGGTGCGGAGAGTGTGGAGTTCCTCTCGGCGCAGGACGGCGAGGCGGCGGCCGGTCGCCCGCCAGGCTGCGTAGCGGTCCGGGTCGTCGGCGTCCTCAGGACCCTTGACTTCAACGTAGAGACCGAGCGACGGCATCTTGAAGTCCGGGCAGTACCAGCCGCTGTCGTTGACCGGCACGGCCTCGGCCCGGTCGGCGCGGTCGATCGGGATCTTCCAGAGGCGGCACAGGCCGAAGAAGAATGCCTCGAAGCCTGAGTCGAGCACGACGGCATTCTCTATCACGATGTGCTTAACCGCCCGGTTGTGCTTGGCCGAGCATTCGTTCGAGCAGTACTTGTTATGACCATGTCCGTAGGACTTATAGCGAATAACTTCCTCGCCGCAATTCAGGCAGTTGAAGACGACCTGGCTGTCCGGGTCTGGCTGCCGCCTGCCGCCGTAGATATCGCGGCATGCCTTCGAGCAATTTTTCTGCTTGGGGACGCCCGTCAGCTTGCCGCAGGGGCACTGGTCGGGAGGCCGCTCGGAGTCCGGGTAGTCACGCAGCCCGGCCTCATGCAGAGCCAGACGGAGACGATAGAAGTCGAGCTTAATGGTCCTCTGGATCTCATCAAGCGGCCGACCTGCCCGGTATAGCTCGCAGGCCTGAACACCCTTCCGGGTCTGCCTGAGGGCAATACCGCCCTCAGCAAGAATCCCAGCCTCTTCGATAATGCCCCGGACGATAGTCCGGTCTACCTGAAGCTCAGCAGAGATCTGGTTCTCTGACTGTGCATCCTGATAGCGGCGAACGATCTCATCCCACTGCGGATGATCCCTGCGCGTTGTTATAGCCTTCATGCCAAGAGCCCCTTCGGTGGTGAGTAGACACCTCCACCTTAGGGGCTCTCTTGGTTCTTGTCGAAGTGGTCCGGATAATTGCTACGATTTCGTGATCGTAGCAATTCCACGCGGATTGAGGATCGACATCGCCACCATCTCATCGAAGACCCATCCCTTCCAAAAAGCCTCAACGTTGTGGTTCTCCTCCACATCTAGGCTATATAGGACGGGGAAAACGCCCAGGAAGTTGGGCTCGGGGGTCAGGAAGATCTTCGCCTGCGGGACGATGATGCTGCGCTGGATCTGGAACTCGCCGAAGGACGAGATGGTCTCGCCGGCGACCACCCGGTCCTTGAAGGCCCAGCCCGTCTGGTTGATGTCCCAGCGGTACATGTCCCTGAAGTCGAACGGGTTGATCATGAGCCTGGCCGACGGCAGCTCGTGCAGGTCGGTCATGGCGACCGCGCTGTAGAGGGAGCCCGGGGTCAGGTAGCCCGAGGCCTCGGTGATGTTGTGGTTCGGCGTGACCACGTGGTCCGGGCGGGTGGCGTAGTCGGTGACCGCCGCCTGCAGGATGACCAGCAGCCGGGCGTCCTCCTGCTTGAGGATGGCCTGCTTGGTCTCGTCCTGGGCCTGCTCGACCGCGTTGATCCGCAGGTAGAACAGGTCTTCCTTGCGGATGGCCGGCCGGGAGGCGATCCGGAAGAACCGCACCGGGATGCGCTTGCCCTCGAACGGGGTCACGCGGACCTCGCCCTCGGTGCCGGACATGATGTACGCCTGGCCGAGGTCGTCCCAGACGTCGTACTCCACCGGGGTGCCCGGCGTGACCGGGTCCTCGACCAGCACGTTGCGCACGATGCCCTGATAGCGCAGCTTGAGCTGGATGGGGCCGACCATCCCCACGCCGAGCCTGCGGAAGCCGTGCATCTCGTCGGACAGGATCAGGGCCATCTTGCGGAGCTTGGCCTCGCGCGTCATCGGCGCGGGCTGCCGGGACCGGCGGGCCTCGATCTGGGCGACGTAATCGTCGGACTTGCGGGCGGCGACGCGGGGGGCAAGGCCGCCGCGCGGCGCGAGCGCGACCTGGCCCTGCGGCGCGTACGCCACCTGGCCGTCTGCCACGGGGGCCAAGTCGTACATCCGGGTTCCTCTCCTGGTTTCCTGGTTCGCGGGAACGGGCGGCGGGAGCCGTCAGCCCCGGCTCGATCCGGACGCGCTGGACGTCAGCGTGTCGGCGGGCGTCAGGCCCCCGACGGTGATCTTGGTGGAGCTGTTGACCTTCAGCAGCCGGGCGACCGGGATGTTCCCCGCTCCCGTGCCGCCGGCCGGGACGAGCATCCCCTGGTTGGCCCCGGTGTAGCTGACGCAGACCAGGGCCGAGCCGGAGCCGTCGGTGGGATCGGTCCAGGACTGGCCGGCGTCGAAGGCCGGGGCGAGGATCTCGAACTCGGCATCGGGGCCGAGCACCCACACCGCGCTGGCGTTGATCCCCGCGTAGAGCAGCTCGTCCACGCCGTCGCCGCCCACGTACAGCGCCCCCAGGCCGTAGGGCACCGAGTTCTGCGGCGAGCCGGTCATCGTCTTGCCGCCCATCTGGCTGGTGGTGGCGCCGAAGGGCGCCGCCAGGTCGCCGCCCGTGCGCACGTACCCGAAGCCGGGCCACACGGGGAACGCCCTGGTCCAGCCCGGGTCGAGGAAGACCGGCTTCGGCGTGGCCTGGGTCCACCCGTAGATCGGACGGATCGTCCGCTTGATGTAACTGTTGCTCAGGTAGGTCCGGATCACCGGTCGCTCCTCGTCAGGTGGGTCTTGCTATCCCTTCCAGGGGCGGCCGGGGACAGCAGGACAGCCGCGCTCATGTCAGGCTCGCGGTGTCGGCGGAGAACAGCGCCGTCCGGGTGCTGGCGGAAATGGTGCCGTACTCCTCGTCGGACAGGGTGATGACCTCGCCGCCCTGGCACCGCCGGCCGCCAGGGCGCACCGGCAGCACCACGTCCCTCAGGCCCGGCGCGACGGTGACCTGATGGCTCACGGTCCCTCCCAGGTAGGACTTGGAGTAGAAGGCAGCCAGCGCGGCGGCGGTCATCGACCCGTACTGCCGGTCCGAGATGATGAACGAGTCCCCGCCCTGGCGGCGCTGGCCGTCCGGGCCGGTGACGTTGGCCAGGCCGGGCCTGACCGTAAGCTGCCAGGTCATCCGGAGGGCTCCTCCCCCAGGAGGCCCGTCACGTCGGTGAGCGCTCCGTCGCGCGAGCACCGCACCCAGGCGCAGGAGGGGTGCCGGCAATGCCACTTCAGGCCCTCTGCCGCATCGCAGGAGCCGCACGCCTGGAGCGCTCGCCACAGGAGCTTGTCGATCATCGGCTAGTCGAACAGGTCGCTGTCGTCGGGCGCGTAGGGAGAGGGCGCGTACGCGCCCACCATGGCCATCGGCGGCGCGGGCGGGGCTGCCATCGAGGGGACCTGGCGGGCAGCCATCCGGCGCACGGGAACGGCCTGCTGCCGGGGCGCGGACCGCGCGACCATGGACAGCACCCCGATCTCATGCTCGATCATCTCCGTGCTCAGCGAGGCGTCGCGCTCGATCTGGCCGCCCACGTCGAGATCGTCCCCGCGTGCCAGGCCGGCCTGCACCCGGAGCTTGCCCAGGCGCATCGACGCCCACGTGCGCGTCGCCACCTCTGCCTCGCTCCCGTGTGGCTGGCGCCTCGGGTCGCGCGGCGCGGAGCCGGCCGAGGCCGCCTTGGCGTAGCCCTGCTGGCCCCCGCCGCTGCCGCCCTGCGCCCCCGGCTGGCGGGCGTCCAGCATCCACGGGAAAGCGGTGCCGTTGTCGCCGACACCGCCGAGGCCCGGCCCCTCCGCCGCCAGCGGATTCGGGTTGACTCGCACGTCAGTCTCGATCCGGCGCTGCGAGAGGGGCACCCCGCCGTCCTGGGACGGGTTGGTGCCCTGCACCGGGGCGGTGACGTCGATGAGCTGGTTGGCCGGGGGAGTCTGGATCTCCACGCCGGGGGTGATCGCCGTGGTCGTCTGCTCGGCGGGCACGGCGGTCATGGAGCCTGGGGTCGCGCCGGGACGCGAGGGATCGTCCTCGGTGTGACCGGGACCCCGGTGCATGCCGTTGCCGCTGCCGGTCGGCGCCCCGCTGGCCAGTGCCTCCTCGGTGGTCTGGACCGGGGGCTGCTCGGGCGGGTCCGGCACCGGCTGGCCCGGGTTCATCAGGTCGGCCCGGCGGCGGATCTGGTCTATCTCGGGACCCACTCCCGCCATCTCGGCAAGGAACCGGAGCTGACCCCGCAGGATCCTGTTCTCGCTCTCGGCCTCGGCCAGCCGCGCGGCTATCGCCTGCGCCGCCGTGCGGGGCGTGCCGGACTGCCTTGGTGCCATGGGGCTTCCTCCCTGCGGTTCCTGCACCTTCCCGGCGTCGCCGTCCTCGTCTACAGGAGCCAGGGGCGCCTGCCCGCAAGCGGGGCACGGAGAACCGTCCTGGGCACCCTGCTCGCCAGGCGCGAACGAGGCCCCGCACGCCGGGCACCCCAGGGCGATGCCCTGCTGGTCCAGCTCCTCGTCCTCCTCGCCCTGCTGAGCCTCTTCTTCCCCGGCCTGGGCCTCCTCCTCGCCCTGCTCCAGCTCTTCCTCCGGCGAGGGGGGCAGGTCGCCTTCCTGCTGGCGCAGGTCCGGGGCCCCCGCCGGGACGCCGTTCGGCGTGATCTGGTCCGGGTGGAAGAGCTGGGCGTCGGCATCGGGGAAAGAGCCCGCCTGGTCCTGCGGCTGTCCGGGCTGCCCCTGCTCGCGCAGCTGCTGTTCGTCGGCCGGTCCCTGGGGGAAGCCGGGGACCGGCCCGTCCTCCTGCGGTCCCGCCTGATCGCGCATCTGCTGCGCCTTCGTGAGGTCAGGATCGCGGAACAAATCGGGCGGAGCTACAAATCCACATACAGGACATCTCTGACCGGTCCATACTTCGCTTTCACCGCAGACAGGACAAGCTTCCTGCCTGAGCGTGTCTACCTGGGGCGGCACCGTGGTCTCCCCGTAGGCGAGCTTGGATCCTCGGTAATGCATGTTCTCCTCGCCGATCTCCGGGTGATGCTGGCGGCGCGTCTCCTGCCAGCGGTCCCTGGCGTTCTCGTTGCGCTGGTTGCGGCCCTTGCCGACGGCGCCCCGCGCGGTGGCGTCCTCCTCGGCGTTCTTCCGCACCTGGCGCAGCCAGACCACGGCCTGGACCTGGTGCGGGGAGACGACGTTGCCGAGCACGTGGGTGAGGTCGGCGGCGGCCTGGCGGTAGGAATCAGCGACGTGCTCGTAATAGCGGTGCTTGCCGAGCGGGGCCTTGTCCAGGTCCTCGTCGCTCATCCGGCGGCCGGCGGCGGCCGAGAGGGCATGCCGGTCGACGACCACTTTCTGGGTGCCGTGCTCAACATCGTCATCGGTATCGCCGCCGTGCTCGATCAGGTGGGCGAAGGCCGAGATCTTCGGCGCGCTGCCCGAGAAGGCCTCTGAGTGATGCGCCCCCGCGATGATCGGCTCGGCGAGCTTGCGGTGCACGCCCATGGCGCCCTCGCCGGGGCCGCCGAACGCCCGGTCCTCCCGGTGCGCCTTGCTGGCGTTCCACATGTTCTGCGGCCAGGGGGTGCGCGGGGAGTAGGCGGCCAGCAGGCCGGCGCCCCGGGCGGAGTCACCCCCGGCGATCGCCGTGGCCACGTGGTGCGCGTCGGAATACCAGCGGCGCCCCTGCTCCTTCTCGTCGTCGCTGGAGTCGTGGTAGGCGTCAGTAACGTTCTGCGAGCTGACCGGATTATCCCGGAAGAACGGATGATCGGCCGGTGTCTCGTAGTGGGCGGCAAAGTGCGCCATCAGGTCCAGCGAGCCCTCGCGGGCGGGCGGGCGACCGTTCGGGTAGCGCTGCTTCCAGCGGCGGATCCGGGGCTCGGAATCGCTGGTCTCGTAGTACTCCCGCGTCCCGTTCTCCCCCGGGTTCTGGTTGTGCCACTCATCCATCGACTTCTGCAGGCTGATGTCGTCGAAGTCCGGGTGCAGCCGGGGCACCGTTGCCCGGCCCTGGTCCTCCGGATGCTCGGGGAAGCGGATCAGGTCCTGGGCCTCATCAGGCGTCGCCCGGTGGTACACGTTGGCACTGGCGCCCCCGTAGTGCTTGGCGTACCAGCCGGAGTGATTCCCGTTCGGCAGCGCGTGATCGCGCTCGTAATACGGGCGGCCCCCGTCTTCGTCGTCGTCGAACTTGATCTTGCCCCGGCCGCCCGCGTAGCGGGTCATCAGGTCCTGGCCAGCCTGCAGGTGCCGGTCAGACTCCCGGCTCTCCGGAGTCGAGCCGGGATCAAAGGCCTGGTGCATGCTCTCCATCAGGCTCTCGGCGATGCCCTTGGCCCTCTCCCTGGACTG